ACGTTTTCTTCGATGCTCGTTTGGTCTGCACTTGATTTATCAGATGCATAAACGACTACTTCTTGGTTTTTGCCTTCCCAATTTTCCGCCCCGCCACCGTTTGCGCCAATTATAAAAGGTACAGAATTTGGATAAGTTATATCTGCTCCTGTAAAGGTTCCCGTATTTGTTCCGCTTGCATCGACAAAACCTTGTTTTGAATTCAAAGTAAATAACGTTTTTGACAACGGGTAACTTCCCGAACCTTGATTGGTTGTTCCTCCATTCAGTCGAGTAATCATAGTGTCTACAAACCTGCGCAATAGTATTAATCGCCCATAGGGGTCAGTGTGCGTGCCTGCTATTTGCGGTAAAGCATAATTTATTTGCACTCCAGCGTTTGTACCTGTTGCAATGCAAGTTTGAAATATGGTTAATTCTGGGTCATTTGCTACCCCGTTGGAAGTGCTTAAATAATCGCTCGAACCATCGAAGTCTAAAGCCACCTTTCCGTTATCCTTCACCAACGCCCCACCCGTGTATATCGTCGGTTCGTTTGCAGGTGCTGCGGCTGTCGCGTCGTTCCCGTTTCCTGATTGGTCAAGCCATTGGTAGACCGTGCAGCTTGTACCCGTGCAGAAGGTTTCAATAGCTGCCTCGTCGATATTGCCTGAACCGTCGAAGCCAATCGTTGTGGTCGTGCTATCCGATGCCCTGCGAATGACCATGCAATCTGTTTGAGCAAATCGAAGTTGACGTGTCGAATACGCTGCCTCTGCACCTGAACCAAAAGTTTCGTCCAAAAGATACGCGGTTGCGCTCACCTCCTCCCACGTTTGCTTGAGGCTAATTGGAACCGTGCCGCCCGTCCTCGCTTTGAGATACTCCAAAAGAGCCGCCTTAACCGTAGCAAAAGACGCATCGTCTGCGGGTGCTGGTGTAAACTCAACCCAAGTCCCCGTGTCGGGGTCTGCGAACGCAGCCTCTGAATAATATATCTTCCTCTTGATAATCTTTCCCGCTGTTGGGGTGTCGCTGCTTGCGCTTTGCGCGAGTCCGTCCCCGTCCGCTTTGGCGGTGTAATAAAGTTCTGTTGTTGCCGTTGCTCCGCTTCGGAATGTCTCCGCGTCTGTTTGAAAGCGATCGTGATACTGGGTATCAATTGCGATGTCTGCCCACTCCGTATCGTAATCCGTACCGCTTGCCTTTACGAGAGCTTGCCCCGAAGTACCACCAGAGGGTAACGCCTCTAAATCTTCGTTTAGCCAGTTACCGCTATTGGAGTCATAACGAATAATCTGATTATCCTGTAAGCTTGTTATGTTTGTGTCTGCAAGACCATCAACCCCAGGAGTTGGCGGAGGAGATGGTATCGTGATAACTACGTCTCCATCCTGTCCGTTCACACTCTTTACACCACCAGGAACCCATTTCTGCGAAGAAGCGTCGTATACAAGTGAGTCACCACCCGAAGGATTAGAGATATTCGTATCGCTTAAATCCGCTAGAGTGGTAGCAACAGCCTCCATAGCGAAGGTGCCGTCGGCCTGCTGAGTAAGTACATACCCCTCTGCCCCGTGCTGCGTATTAACGTCAATAAGCTCATTGAGGTATAGCTGCACACTAGAAAGTGCAGATACCCCAGGAGATACCTTGATCACGTTGTTAGACGGGGTTGTTATTTGTATTTTAATGCGAGACATTAAGCTGTGATCGTAACGTCTTCGTTAATCTGGAATGTACCGTACAAGATAGTTTCTACGATAGTAGAAGAGGTTCCCTTTTTTTGCTGGATATCGTATACATATAACCCAGAGTCAACATCCATGTCTCCATGAGCACACGTAAAAATCACCTCTCCACTAGCGTATCCTGTATCGTCTATTGTGATATTGCCTGCTGTACCAGCAGTGAACTCGGTAGACATCTTAGACAGATTGGAAGGGCTTGTGGAATCATCCGTGTCAGCCTCTCGTACCTCCATAGCGAAATCATAGGCGTCGTCTCCAGTTCCACCAAGAGCTACAGCAACTCCGTTTTCGTCGCTGATCTGAAGCTTAAGCGCAAACGTATCGTTCTTTCTGCAAACAACATCCACCCTTTGTGATTGGTCTAAATTTAGTTTGTTAGCCATATTAACCTAGTATTTCTGATGTAATATCTCCTGATTCTTCTGGTAGCTCACTTCTCTCTCCCTGACGCTGAGAAAGCAACTTACTCTGCTCAACGGCCTGTTTCTTCACCCTCTCGTCCTTCCTGTCTTCTTTAAGTACTTCGAGCTTCTCCTTGAAGTTTTCGTCGTCTTCTTTAAATCCAAGAGTGGCTTGAGCCTTGATCATTTCAATCTCTTTTCTAAACCCATGCTTCACCTCTTCAAGCTGTGCTTCAAGCTGCGTCTTAAGCTGTAGTTCCTGAGCCTTTAGTTGTGCCTCCATCTGCATCTCTTGCTGCTTGGCCTGAGATGTAGCCTGGGCAGAGGCCTGCTGGATCTGAGCCTGCTGCTGAGAGTTCTGCATGGCGATTTGCTGATTCATAGCGATACGCTTCTTGCGACGCACTATTAACAAACGCTCGGCCTGATTGATATCCTTGAGCTGGCGAATAGCAATCGCATCCTCCAGGTCAACCTCCTTCTGAGACAAAGCAATCTGGATATTCTGCTCAAGGTACTGGCGCTCAGCCTCTTCCATCTCCTTTACTACACGTACACCGAAGTTATACATAGCTAGGTTCTTGAAAGAACTCAATACAGACATATTCTCTGCCCCGATAGCGTTCTCGTAGATACGATACAGAATCGAGTCAGGGTGAATAACCTGCAAGCACTTAACGATGTCGCTGCAAACCTTCTTGTACAGCACCATAGATGAATTAGTGATATCATATATAGCGTTGTTGGCTGCTGCCAAAGCCTGTTGCCTCACACCAACCAGGGCGTCTCCTTTTGGTGAAGAAGCATCCATAACCTCGTTGATACCTGTAGCATCACGGATCATACGCAGGTAGTGGTTGTATAAACCGATGAGCTCATTGATGTTTCGAATGCTATTACCGATCTCCCTGATAGGTGGATTCTGGAATCCCCCCTCTGGGTTCTTACTTCTATAATAGAACACACCAGTCTGCTCATAGATATCATGAAGCTCCAAAGGTTGTAGCTCGCCTCCTTTACCTAGCTGCACATTTTCTAACCCCTCGATATCAATAATGATTCCATCTGGCTTCGCCTTGGCTACTGCCTGCTGGATCTTTAAATGCGTAAGCTGCAACTGATCAGCAAAACCGATACAGCTATCAACCATAGACTTAGGCATCATATCGAGGATGTTCGTAGAACAAACCGAGTAAGACAAGTTAGTCTTAGAGATGTCGTGGATATTCTTAGGTATGTTGTTCTTCTTGCTGTAGTTAAACAAGAAGTCAGTTCCAAGAACGTAACAGCCTCCGTAGACAGAAGCAGACTCAAGCTTTACCACATCTCTGTTAAATACAGAGTTTTGAGGGCCTTTGTAATTTTCACCCTTGGAGTAAAAACCTATATTGCCATATCTGCTTTCTTTGTTCTCAAAGTATTCATGATCGACAGACATGAACTCAAAATCCAGTACCTCAACCATGTACTCGTCGTAACCAAAGTTAGACTGGTTATTCACCCTATCGTAAGACGACTGAGTTAGCTTGCTTGCGTCGTAACCGTACTTCTTCTGAGCTTTATCTGCTATCTCCTTGAATTCCTCTTCAGTGAACTGGTCTCCCGCCATTCGCTTCAACTCCTGGATGGGAACGTACCGTACATGACCAGCGTATGTGAGATCGCCGAAGTCTGGGTCTTCTGTAAAGCTATGGACGAAGTTAATAGGATCTATATAGTCGGTCTTAATCCCGTAGTTAGGATCATTAGATCGCTTAACCACAGCCATACCAGCAATAGCAAGGTCATTTACACACCTACGTAAAGTAGAGTCGTTAAAGTCATTCCACTCAAGCGTTAGATTAGTGCCTATCTGGGCGGCTATCTCCGAAGAAGACTTAATGTTATTCCCAATAAATATTTCAGCTTCCTCCAGGGTCTCTGGAATCTCCGAGGACTTCATCCCTACGCTAACCCCAGTCTTCTCTTCGATCTTAGCGAGCTGCTGCTTAGCCTGGATCATCATCTCGATCTTTCTTCTCTCTTTGTCTTTCTCCGAAGAAGAGAGGGGGTCGATAGCCTCAAGGTTGGGATATGGGGATAAAGACAGGATCTTATTTACCACAATCCTAACAAACTTAGGCAGGATAGGTACTGGGGTAAAGTCAATGTTGAGCATACTTCCGTCACCGTTGTTCGGGTCTAACGAAGTAAGAAGAGACTTATATATAGCTGTATCTTGGGTTCCGTTCGCGTAACGACGGTTTCTTTCAAACGTCTTCTTCCTGTTGCCGAAGATAGAGTTCTGCTGATCCATCTTACCCCACTGCTTATATACAGCCTTGGCGTAGCTAAGACCGTAAGCCTTGCTTTGCTTTTGCTCAGATGGGGCCAGTGGATCTGGGAAGCTAGATTTTTTGTTGTTACTGTGCATCTGCAATGAGTAGAGTTCTTATAACTCAATGCAAATATAGTAAAACTAGAAGTGCCAAGCTTTTGGCTTGTGAGTCCTAAAAAACTTCTTGTCTTTGAAGTCAGAAACAATCTTTTCTTTCTTTGCTTTTTGAGCACCTAAAAGTGCTAGACCAGAACTAATAGTCAAGTCAAACTTAGTTCGCTTATCTATCTTATATGCAATCCAATCCTCTAGAGTTCGGTTGAAGTACATGTTACCAAACTCCTCAGTCTCAGCCTTTATACCTACGTGATCGTGTATGTATGCCTCGATAGCCTGGGCGTGAGACTGTATCACATCCTGTGAGTTAGATGGGATTCCTTTGGTTCTTACATTCACCGAGGAGTTTCCTGTCTTAAGGAAGTCAGGTCGATCCATTAAGTAACCGTCGTAACCCCTTGACTCAAAGTACCTTACGATACCGTACTTGTTGTTCTCTACAAGCAAAGGATATCCGTAAAAGAAAGCACACATCAGAACATCCTCATAAAAAATACTAGCTAGGTCTGGACGAGAAGCATACTCCACTACAAACATATTTGCTGGGGCATCCATGCTAAACTTATTGTATAGGTGTAGAGCCCCTTTAGATCCTCTTCCATCAACTGTAGCATCTAAATCATATGAGTCAACCCCGCCAACGCCGATATGACCGTTAGGGGCCACCTTTTTGCCTCGTTCGTCTTTCTTCTGATTTCTTAAATGATCTGGTGGCATCCAGGAAACCCTAAACCTACCGTTTGGATCTGGGGAGAACACAACCTCCTCGTCTTTATTCCTCCAAACAAAATTACCCCTCACTACTGGGTTAGGAAACATATCCTCATTAAACTCTATCTGCTGGTATATCTTACCGATATTAAACAGGCTTCCCTCAATACTATCTCTGAAGGCTTCATCCTCTGTAAAAGGAAACTGCCTAATTATCTCGTTAAGCTCAGAGGGGTCGTTTTTAAACGAGCTTCGTTCGTTCTTTAAATAGGTCTTACTTCCCTGATCAATGATTTCCCCGTCTATACCATGTATGTGTACGTTTTCGGAGGGATCATCAACTACAGCGTTCCCATACAAATCAAAGAACCCTTCTAGGGCGTCATACGCTGGTATGAATATTCTGTATAGTCCAGACCTGGTTCTACCGTTCTGGTTTCTTTCGTTGGGGTCAGAGTCAGCCCACAGCTCTCTATATTCCTCCCCTCCTTTATTCATTGGGTTTACCGTGCTACCTACAAGCGCCTTTCCCACCACCCTTTTACCCACGATCAGGCAAGTGCGCTCAATCCTCCAGGCTTCTCGGATATCAGTAGGTTTCTCCCATTTACCAGCCTCATCGAGATACAGCATATGTAGCTTCTCCCCGTCATATGCGTTATTGGTGGTGTTCTTCCAGTTAATTACTGTATTCAGGGCATCGCCGATCTGAGAAGTCTTATTATTCTTTGTGATACGCTTAGAGGGCTCGCGAAACGCCAGCTCCATGCGAGGGTTTGTGGTACCGTCCTGAATAGGCTTAAAGAAGAATGGGTAGCTGCGGAAGATCGCAACCACCTTCTTCATGAATATATTCTCCTGCGAGTCTTTACCAGTTTTCGACTGTATGCCAAGAAGCTTCTCTTTAACTTGACTAGCTTCATCCACAAGGACAGAAGAGCATACATTAGTGTAGCCAGAACGACGGCACTTAGTATAAAGCTGACCGAAACAACGAGGATCAGCTTCACAAGCAGCCATGTGCGTAAAGATGTCTTTTTGGAAAGCAAGGTATGATGGGTATCCGATATCAATTTTAGACCATTGTAGAAACATATAGTGTCTCCCTGTAATATACGTAGGTTTCCCATTATTGTAAAACCATACACCGTCGCGCCTACGCTGAAACTCTTGTTCGACGTAAGAACGAAACTTGTTCCGAAACTCGGCAGGTTTTTCGAGCCACTCATCCATACTGCGTATCCTACGCATTTCCTCTGGCATAGGAATGCGTTTCCACAGCTGCAACTTCTTTGGCTGGTCATGGAAGAGAATTTCCGATTTGCGCGGTTTCTTCGGTAGTACCACGAGTAACCCGTGGAGCTCGATAGTTTCTCCTTCTGTACCGTTAGGGTCGATCTTAATCCCCTTAGCTTCATAACCTTCTATGTCGATTAAATTAGACATCAATAGCTCTGTCCGTGTGAGTTCATCCTTCCCAGCGAAGGTACGCCTTCTTTAGGGTTTTTAATCTCCATTTGTTCACCGCACTCACACTGTCCTTCAGGGTAGTAAACACTACCATTTCGAAACTTCATGGTTAGGCTCCTTACAGATTTCTCTGCTTTACATTTCTGGCAAATAAGATCAGGCATGATTTTTAATTTAATTGGTACACCAGACAGGATTCGAACCTGTGGCCGTCTGCTTAGAAGGCAGATGCTCTATCCAACTGAGCTACTGGTGCATGTGCTCCCTCCAGGACTTGAACCTGGGACCTGCCGATTATGAGTCGGATGCTCTAACCAACTGAGCTAAGAGAGCTTAAAGTATACTTTTATGTGATCGGTCGTAACTGACTGATTATCAAAGTTATAGTCGTCCCAGTATATAAGTCCGCTCGCGCTACTTGGAGAATCTTTCTGCGAATCCTCCTGAGTAGTCTTTGTCTTTTTCGATTTCTCCATTGTCGTTTAGTTCTTTAACCATTTGTTCTAGCCTCTGGCGCTCCACCAAAAGCTCTTTACAGTCAATAGCAGTTTGCTTTATGGATTGGAGCTCGGCCTTACGCGCAGAGCCCCCCGCCTCAGGATCGACAGGCTTCTTTACCTCTTCGATCATATTGTTAATAGCCACCTCCATGCTGTTCATCAATCTCATGGCGGCGCTTACGGTAGTAAATTTAGACTTCGACATACAGTAGATCTTCTGCACGGGTTCGGTAATACTCCTTCCCGTCTATTTTGATTCTGTAGTCCATGTTCTTAGCGAATCCGACTACATCCCCCACCTTCAATCCTAGCTCATCCACCCAAGGCGCTTCAAATGAAACCATGCCTTTAGTGATAGGTGATTCCTTAAGTTTAACAACCTCGATGATGTCTGACTCTTTTTCTTCCTTGATTTCCACTCCTTCGAGAAGTGCCCAGCCCGCCAGCGGACGTACCCTCCCAGTCTCCTTACACTTGTAAGCAATAGCTTGATTATTAATGGTAGCAGTAGGATCGAATCGAACAAGATAGTGATTATCCTCACCAGTAAGAGGCTGACCATCGTTAACAACAACGAGATGATGGAAGTAGAGTGTATCACCAGCTTTGACTCCCGTATTGTATTTAAGCGGTGCAGAAACGACAACCGCTTCTGTGGTTCTGTTTTGGAATTCATTGAATCTATTGTCTATATAAAGTTCAAGACCACTATCGGTCGTGATCGTATCGTTGACGAGCTTTTCTATCTCGACAACAAACAAATCAAGTGTTTTCATAAATTAAAAATTTAAATCAAATTCAAGCATACAGGGCATCTCATCTATGGATTTCCAAAGGAGGGTGCCCTCGTCGTTCTCAATATATACAAGGTATCGTTTTTTACCAAACTTATGGAGGTGATGATCATCTTCCAGTATAGCGGAAACAGACCCTCTACCAGCCTTCATACCTATATAATAAGCCATGCCGTCTTTAGGCTCCTTGCCTACGACAATTTTTCTAATAAGTCCTTCCATCTTAGTTTAGGGATATTCCCAGGTCACCAAGCAGGTCATCCAATGAGTCTTCTTCTTTATATGCGCTATCCATTACACTCTTTACCGTCTCTAGCTCTTCTCGGCTTTCCAGGTTAAAGCTGTACATGGTTTTCATTTCAGCGCTCTCATCCCCCTCCTCAACAGAATCAAAGTCTATAACTCCAACAACTATAGAGGCTAGGGTTCTATCTTTCATTTCGAACTCATCAATTGTATCCTCCATCTTTTTGACGAGGGAATACATTTCGGCAAAGAAGAGGGTGTCCTTAGGGTTCATGATGTAAATTTGTTTAAGTCAAATATACGACACAATTCAGATGCCAAGGTCAACAGTTAAAAAGACGAGACTTTTCAGAGAGGTTTCGAAGCTACCAGATAAGTACGTAAAGAACAACTACTTAAAGAACCTTCGCAGCGCCACGAATGAATTCCTAGACAGCAATCCAGATCTAACAAAGTCTTACTTACACTTAATGCTGTTTGTTTACGATTTGGAGTTCTTTACTATCTCCTGGGTTGCGGAAAACTACGGCATGTATAAGAAGAACTTAGCAGACAGAATGATATATCCACTTGTTTCTAGCGGTTATATATACAAACACTTCGATAAACTAACCCCATCCCAAACCCTGGAGGATCATCTATTTAGAGATGAAACTAAATTTAATTATAGGGTGAGGTATGCGTTATCTCAGAAGGGTAGGTTAGCTGTACAGAGGTTTTACAACACTCTTTAGCCGCTGCAATTCTCGCAGCCTTCTGGTGCGTGAATATTGCAAGTAATCTTTCCGCTCTTGACCTTGTTTTCGGTCTCTTTAACTCTTTCCGTATCTAGGAAATCTGCGTTGAAGTCTTCTTCTTTTTCTTGCATGGTAAAAAATTTAGGACCGCGAATATACACAATCCAACTTTACCATTACATAACTCTGTAGTAGACTCCTTTTTCGTCTCGGTAGGCCCTCTTGAGTTGCTTTCTGTTCTTCCCGCTTTCTTTAAATGACACGTGTACCCAGGCAGGGTTCTCGTCATCCCCAAACTCCCAGATCATCTGATCCCATTCGAGGTTTTTCTTTATGAAATCGAATATTTCTGAGTTAGTGACCTTCCCGTATATATCGGCGTCTATATCAATAGCCTCCCCGATCATATGCTGAGAGTATTTACTGCCCCCAATGGCTTTGTTTAATTCTTTACATCTAAATCCAGAGGTAACCCCGATGGGTACACCGAAGTGATCACGCACTGGTTGAAAGATATGGTCCGCTACAGCCTGGATATTGTTGATTGCCCACTGATCAGGGGTGTTATCTATCCCCTTTCGCGTCGCGGTGTTTGACTTCACCACTTCTTTTAGCGTTAGATTTTTGCTTAACCTCATTGAATTTATTTTTCTCTGCAATATACGCAGGGTTAATTCGCTTAAGCCTAGGGTTGAAGTAGTTTTTACTACCCATTAATTGTAAGCATCCTTCTTACCCTTGCAGCTAGCAGGTATCTTACCAGTTCTATCTGGTTGACAGTCTTCTTCTCTTTTGGATCCACCTCCAAGGGAAACTGTATTTGCTCTTCTTTGTTTTCCTGATTCCCCGTACAGATCCATAAAGTATCTCATGACTCCTGGGTCCCTTAGCATCTTAGCTACTTGGATTTCACCCCTTGAGCTTGTATCTCCTCTCCCCCCTGTAATGCCAGCTATATCCTGTCTAGTAGGGAAAGCTCCAGATCCTGTATACTCCCCTTCTGTTTCAGATGGTGATTGATACTTAACCATACCTCTATCTTCGAAGGCTCTACCCATAGGGGTGAATCGCCTACTAGGATCGAAAGCTTCTGCTCTACGCTCCTGAGAGGTGGGTGATCGCATAGACTCTAGTAAATAGAGCAATGATTCAGACCCTCTATCCTGACTAGCTATAGCATCGGCTAGCCTTTCTTCTGGAGACTGTTCTTTATCCTTAGCTCTAGCGTACTTAGGCTTGAACTGATCTTTTTTCTTTGGGCGTGGCATTATTTATTTACCCCTCTGCCTTTCAAGATGTCAGCCATAGTAACCTTACCGTCTCCAGTCAGGTCAGGAAAACCACCTTTCTTGTATTTCATTTTACCGCCCTTACCGTATGCTACTACTTTACCTCCTTTTTTCATTGATTGAGGCCTGGCAATGTACTCTCCAGTTTTGGTGTCTTGAAACATAGAGGGCTGTTGAGCATTCTTCATGTAAGAACTACCCCCTTGTTTCTGGAAGTAGTCTCTCAGCATTTTTTTTGCTGTCTCTCGGTCTTTAGACCTGAATTCTTTTGGATCTGGCATAAGACAAATATAAGTTATTTCTTTTTCTTCAATCGGGACTTCTCTCGCCGCCCACGATTCCTCCCCTCAGCCTCAAACCCTACGATCTTACCACCCTTATGAGAGGCATCAAGGCTGTCCCCATTCCCGTAGGTTCCTTTCTCTCGGTTGTACTGGTTGAGTTCGGCTCTTTTCTTCTTCATTTTAGGTGAAGACTGGAACTTTTTGTACTCGTCTTTGTAATCGCGCTTCTTGATCTTCATCTCTCTATGCCTTCGTTGTAAATACGCAAGTATTCTTCTGGTGTCTTGTTCACCCCTGGTGCCTGGAACTCTGAATTATCCCTTATAGAGGCGAAATACTTCCTAGCACCCTGTCGCCCCAAAAAATGAGTCAATGCAGCTACCTCATCGGGCCTGTAATCCCACTTATCACCTAGCTGACCCTTATATTCCCTCTCTAAATCAACAGCATTACGAGATAAACTAGGTCCCCCGATACCCTTTTCAATCCTCATATCCATAAGCAGCTCCTGCAACCTAGGATCCCTAGATAAACTATCCCTAGATACCCCCTCCATCTGCGGGAGATCATCAACCAAACTATAAAGCTGTCCATAGCGCCCTGTTGCGGAACTCGTTGGGTTCATCATATACTTTCCCCCACGACTCTCGGCCCAGCCTATACCCTTCTTTAGTTTCTTGGGATCAATAGGATCACCATACTTGTTGACTCTCATACTGCAAATATAATGAAGACAGTTTTAGCGCCTTTACAACTTAATTAGTTTGAATGACGCTCCGTAGCTACTGTTTTATTACTTACATAAGTAATCCTAAAGACAGCCTCGTAGGTTTAAAACATCCTATGAAGCTTATCGCTGTGAAGCTTTGGCGAAGTTACAACTTTTTTCTTACAAAGTCAAGTCAGTAAAATGCTTTAATGAAACCCTATAAGTGACTATGGTACAGCCTTTTAACCAGTATATGAGGTGGCTTGTGGATAATTCTGTGGATAATCCAGAGCGCGAAAGCCGAGAAAAAAGATGATCGCCAAAAAAATTGAGTGTAATACAGACTTTGGGGATTATGTATATCTATGATAGCTCGGTGCTCAGCACCGAAATGAACGATGCCGACCCCGTAC